ATGTAATTAATTCTGAATCTATAATAACTGTTCCTGATGATGCAAAAGAAGTTGAACTTGCCATGGTTAAACTTGTAGCAGTTGTATTGATGCCTGAAGATAATGTTGATGTAAACTGTCCTTGTTTTACACCACCCCATGATCCAAGACCCCAACCAGTAGAAGCTGTTTCAACTGCAGGTCCTACGGGATAATAATGTTTAACTCTAATACCGCCAGATGTTGATGCACCTGATCCAGACTCATTAGATGACATAGTAATTGTTAAAGTCGTATCACTTGGAATACTTGTTACCATAAATTTTACATCTGTAAAATCACCAGATCCAAAATTAGAATTAGTAATAGCTGTGAAGCTATCTAATAATATAATATCACCTGCGTTCATTCCATGAGCAGATGCAAAAGTTAGTGTTACAACTGCTGATCCGTTAGTTGTAGAAAATGCGTTTGTTAAAGTTGTTGTAGATTTAATTGGGTGTATGTCATAAAAAATACCACCAGAGTATGCATATAAAATTCTATTAGTTCCTAATGCAGCGTATTTAATTCCTGATGCATTAACAAAATGATGAATAGCTGTGTTACGACCTGTTAATTCAATTGAACCTAATTGTGCCCAGCCACCTATTTTTTCAGGTGTACCATATCTAAACCTAACATTATCACCAGCAACCCATTGGCCTTCGCCACCTGTTGCTGTAACTTGTTTATTAAACCCTGGTGCAAATTGTACTTTTTGTAACATTTAACCTCATTATATTATATATTCCTTATTGGTGGAATACCTAACATCGGCCTTTTGTCGAACCTATTCTTTTCAGCAAAAGGACCATTTACATGGTTATAATGAAGAAATACTTGAGCACAAGTATTACCTTCTAGAGGTTCTCTCCAATGTTCTAATTCACATCCACTATATACTAGCATATCGCCAACATCAAGTAAGACTTCAGTGCCTTTTGGGGCGTTGGGTTTGTGTATATTTTTATATTCATCTATAACTGTGTCTTGACCCGTGCCGTCTATAAATATAGGCCACATATCTCCACCTAAATGAATAGTTGTAGATATTTCACAACTAGGTCTATCTTTGTGTCTTTTTAATTCATCTCCATTTTTATATAATCTAGCGTATGAGTAGGTAGGTATTAGTTCTAATCCTGTTTCTTGTTTCATTTTAGGTAATACTTTCATCAGTAATGTTTCCATAACAGGATCGGCATAATGAGAGTAAGTATTTGGAATTTGTTTATCTGTCCATGTTCCAAGCAAACCTGTATCGTACGTAATATTATTATTGTACATAAACTTAACTGCATCACGTTTAAGTAAAAAATAGTTAAAAATAAAGTTGGCTAGTTCATAACTAACTGCATTTTTTATTACTTGGTATTTATTAAAAATCATATAAAATTAAAAGACACTGATATCCTTATGTCATTGCTTTGGTTAGGTTCTACTTTATGCCACATCCATGAAGGAAACATTATAAGTCTTCCAGGTATTGGATCGTAATAAGTTTCTCGCCACAACTCTCTAGGTAATTTTCCTTTTTTTCTATTAGGCATACATTGTTGTACTCCAGGTCTTGGATCCATTAAAGATAGTCTTCCAGAATTAGGTTGTGCTTTTACATAATAAGCACCAGAAAATAATGAGTTAGGGTGTAAATGAGATTGATTGTATCCACCAGGTGGATTAATATTAGCCCACATATTACCTAATCTAGGTTGTATGTCTAAATGTTCTTCTTCAATTATTTCTTTTTGCATTTGAAATACCTCTTGAATTAAAGGTTCGTATTCTTTTTTATGATTCATATCTGTTTGTGAATGCCAACCATTCATGTTAGTTTTACTTACACCTTTATCTTGATTACTCCAATCAATAATGTGTTTTTCTAAATATAAATTTAACTTATTAGCATTAGGTAAATCTTTAATATAAATAATAGTTGGAAAAAAATATTCTTTAATCATTTAAAAGGTTTTCCTCCAAACCACATAACAAGTGATTGTCTAACACCTCTTGTTACAGGTGCTACTCTATGGTTTAAAAATGATGCAAATATAATTGCATGACCTTGTTTAAGTTTAACTCTCTTACCAGGAGCCATTAGTTCTAAATCTCCTCCTTCAAATTGATTTTCAGGAGATAATAATAATGTCATAGATATTTTTCTAACTGGTGGTTCGTGTTGCATAGTAACATCTGTATCCATATGCCAATCATAAAATCCACCTTCAGGATATTCTGTAAATTGAGCTTGTTCTGTTATTTGTATATCTCCAAATCCAAAATGATTTCTATTTGCTTTTTGTATAAATTCATTTATTTGATCGTACATAGGTTGCATTTCTTTAAAAGGAATCCAACTAATAGTTGTTATTCTTTTATTAGTATCTACTCCACCTTTAGGTTTATTCATACCAACTTGTGCTTTTTGTGGTTTTTGTCTTCTACCAGCATCAATAACCATTTGACATTGTTCTGGTGTAAACAAAGGTGTAGTTGTTTCAACTATCCAACTTTTCCATTTAGGTTCTGTAATTATCACGTTGCACTCCTATTTTTAATTGGGTCATAATTTACATCCATGTTACATGATAAAGTTCTTCTTATTTCATTTGTACTATTAAAAGGATATACACAATGCCTCATGTCATATGGAAATATATAAAAATTTCTTTCTTTCATTATGGGTCCATAATCAACATTTGCAAATTGACCAGTTGAATTTCCTAATATTTGTAATTGTCCATTCATAGGTTTATTTGCTGCTGAATATTCAACACCAGTATTTTTTGGTATTTTTAAAATCATAACTGAAGATAAACCAGTAAACAAAGATCCTTGGTGAATGTGCACTGGATTGTATTCATTAGCTTTCATTTCATTTATCCATACAGAGTTCATATGCATTTCGTATTCTTTAATTTTATTCCAATCCAAATAATGTTTCATAACCATATAAAACCAATGTCTAACATTATCTGGTAAAAAATTATGTGGATGCATTTTATTATTAGGTGCACCGTCAAAAAATAATGAATGTTCATTTTGAATTTTACCTACTAATTGTGGGTTAGCTCTAGGTAATTTATTTCTTTTTGTTTCGTAAATATGGTTTAAAATATTGTACACATCTAAAGGAACTTCGTATTTTAATACTGATTGACCTAAAAATACAAAGTTAAAATTTAATGTGTCCATATTTTTCTTTTATACGTTGTGGTATTTTTTCTATGTAAGGATTATATATTTTTCTAATCTTTCCTGACCAAACTTTATGCATATTGTTTCCAACTATGGTATCGTCATAAGATATACCATTAATATTTATCTGCTGCAAGTTTTCAAAATAATGTGGGTAATAAGGTATATTAAAAAAATTATAAATTTTATTTATTTCTTCTTCAGGATTTTGCACTAAATTATCATACTTTATAAAATGACATATGTCTGGATAATTAAATGAATTTTTAATTGCCTCTAATTCTTTAGCAATAGCTCCCTTAGAATTCATTAACATAGATAATTTTTCTTCATCGTTTTTACAACCATATTTATTTGGAAAAGCATTAGGATTTTCTGTGTACCATTGCATGTAAGAAGCTAGTACATCCATTAAATTTCTAAGTAATACTACGCACTTAAAAGGTTTTTTAAAATGTTTTTGCATTAATTGAAAATTACCTTTAGTCATAACAGGACCACGATCTATAATGTATTTTTGTGGCCAGTCCCTGTAATAATTTACATAAACAGAATCTAATACATTGTCTAAAGATTGATGATCTGGGTAGTTTTTAAATACATCTGTTTCTTTTAATAAAAATAAATCTTTTATTATCTCTAATGTAATAGAGTTAGCAGTGCATGCTATGTTAGGATTTTGATTCATAATAGATGCAAACAAAGTATTACCTGACCTTGGCATTGCAATTAAAAAGAAAAGTTTTTTAATCCTGTTGTCCGATTGAGTTTTTTTCGAATTCCAGTTTTGCATTTTCTTTCTTTTTATTTTCTATTAATATATCTTTTTTAATTCTTTCTATAGACTGCAATTGTCCTAGTACGTTAAATACTTCTGGTTGACTTGACCCTGATGTTAAAGTTTCTGCCTTATTCTTCATAGTTAAGTGATAAGAGTTTAATTGGTGAGTATTAACATTTTTAGTATCAAACGAACCATCATCAAATTTCTTTTTAAACTTAGACCATAATTTTATTTCTCTCATTCTATCTCTTGCAACTAATTGCATAGATGCTTTACTGTATGTTTTTTCATCTATATCTATTTGTAGCAATTCTTTCTTTAGTGGATCTTCTTCTTTATTTAATTTTTCTTGTAGTCTTTTTATTTTAACTTCTGCTCTTCTGTAATCAAAAGATAAAGTCATTAAGTTTTCTAAGAATACATTTTGTTCTCTAACGCACTGCCAATACTTAGAAGCCTTAGTTGGATACTTTGCATCATTTAATACAGAAAACTGCATTTCAGTTTCTGTTCTAAACATTTGTTTTTTAGTCCAAGTGTCTCTTAGCTCTTCTGTTAAACCTTTAAATATCTTAACCTCTTCTGGGTCTAATAAATTATTAAGGTTAGGTGCTTCTTTTTCTATAAGTTCTTTTATGTTTCTTTTATCTGTCATATTAATCCTTTCATTGTCTGTAATATAACTATTAATTAATCAAAGTCAATTGTTTTGGCTGTAGCTAAAGCTGGTGTATCACCTGTAAATTCTTCCACAGTATTTATATCAGGCCCTGACGCTGAACCACCCATAGCTAGTCCTGCTGTACCAGTTCCACTTCCTGTGTTTCTTTCTCTACCAGCTGATAAGTTAGGCCTAGTTGACCAACTTGTTCCATCATAACCTTCTGTAACAGCAATATATCTAGTAGGACCTCCAGGATCTATACCACCCCAACCTATTATGTCTGTTTGATTTCCAGCTGGTCCCATTTGCCCTCTTTTTGTAATCATATCATTTCCTTCAGCCCAAGCGGATCCATTCCATTCTTCAGAATTTGTAACAGAATTAGTTCCAGTAGAAATTACTCCACCAGCTAAAATAGCTGCAGTTTGAGTTCCACCATAACATCCAAAATATCTAGCTGTCCCTATTACAGTTCCGTTTGTCCATGAAGAACCATCATAAGATTCAACATTAGTTACAGCCCCTGAAGCATATCCACCAAACCCTAAAGCAGCTGTTGAATCACCAGCAGCACCTATAAAAGTTCTAGCAGTGTTTAAATCTCCGCCATTAGTCCAACTTGTTCCATCATATTCTTCAGTTGCATCTTCCACTCCAGTTGAATATCCTCCAAATCCAATAGCTGCAGTTTGAGGACCTCTTGCTGAAGTATTATATCTAGCTGTGTTTAAATTATTTCCTTCTGTCCAACTTGTGCCATCATATTCTTCTGATTCATTTGCTGCAGCTGGTTTTCTTCCACCTGCCATTAATCCTGCTGTTTGAGTTCCTGCTCCCATTCCATTACTTCTAGCAGTGTTTAAAGCACCACCACTTGCCCATGCAGCAGCAGTTGTTGTAGAAATAGATATATTCCATTCTTCTGTTGCTCCTGTTACTGGAGGAGTTCCTCCATAAGCAACAGCTTGACTTTGTGTTCCTGCACCTCCTAATGCAACTCTAGCTGTTGATAAATCACTTGTTTCTGTCCAAGATGTTCCGTCATATAATTCTGTATTAGCTTTAGTTCCTGGTCCACCTCCTGCGTACAAAGATGCAGTTTGTATTCCTGCTCCCATACCTACATACCTTCCAGTTCCCATGTCTGCATCTTCACTCCAAGCAGTTCCATTATAGTGAAAACTTTCTGTAGCTGCAGGATGTCCACCAGCAGCTAATGCTGCTGTTTGAGTTCCTGTTCCTACAAGTCCTCTTTTATTAGAAGGGTAATTTCCACCATTAGTCCAACTAGATCCATCATATTCTTCTGTAGCATTTGTATCAGGACCAACAAAACCACCAACCGCTAAAGCTGCTGTTTGTGTTCCAGCGTTTCCTCCATAAACATGTCTTGCAGTAGACATATCACTTTGCTCTGACCATGCTGAGCCATTCCATTCTTCTGTACGATTTAATGGTGCAGCGCTACCAAATACTAAACCAGCTGTGCTAGTTCCAGCACCACCTAAATTATTTCTTGCAGTATTTACATTTGTTCCAGCAGACCAGCCAGATCCATTATATTCTTCAACGTTTGCTACTACAGTAGAAGGTTTGTATCCAGCACAACCCAAAACTGCATTATAAGTTCCAACATTAGAAGATAAACCATATCTTGCTGTTCCCATAGTTGAACCAGCTGACCATGCGCCTGTTGCAATGTGTGATGCAACTGTTCCACTTGCAGAATTGTAAAAAACTTCTCCTTCTATCGCTCTATCTCCTGATGTATCAGAAGATAAATATTTTACCTTCAAGCCTTTTAATTCTTGGTAAGTTGACATTTAAAATTCCTTTAGACGATTGTTATAAAACCGGGCTTTGCACCAATTCTTGCAACTTTATCGTCTGCTGATTCACCATCAACATTGTTATTGTCCCAAGCTGTTCGTGCAAGATCATCTGCGGCTTTAACTAAAGCTTGTGCTTCTGATTCAGTTTTTTTAACTGCGTTTCTATCAGCTAGCCAACATGCTCCTCTTTCATTAGATCCAATAGCCCAGACATCTACATAATTAGATCCATCGTGACCAGAGTAACCTCTAAGAAAAAAGTTTCTTCTGTCTTCTGCAGTAAAAAAACCTTTCCCAGTATTAGCTGCTACGCCATATAAAAATAGTGCCATATTAATCCTCCTTTTTTAGTTTATATATTAATATAATCATAAATCAACTATCAGTTATAGTCTTTAAATTTATTGATGTTGCATCTTCAGTGTATTCTTCTGTCGCATTTTGTAAAGTTGTTGTATAGCCACCAAATCCTAAAGAAGTTTTATTATCTGCAGCTGTCGCGCTTCCCATTAAACTTTTATTTGCACTTAAAGAAGGTCTTGAACTCCAATTTGTTCCATCATAACCTTCTGTAGCTGATACTTTATTAGGAGTAGACCCTCCAAAAGCTAAGGCTGCAGTTTGAAGTCCTGAAGCACCACTACTAGATCTTGCAGTTGCAAGATCACCTCCTTCAGTCCAATTAGTTCCATCATATTCTTTACATGCTGCTAAATACCCAGGATTACCGCCAATAGTTAATCCAGCTGTTAATGTTCCTGCACTTGATAAATCATTTGTTGCAGCAGGTATGTCAGTAACTTCTGTCCAACTAGACCCATCATATTCTTCTACATTAGCAACTGCTGTAGATACATAACCACCAGCGCATACTGCGGCAGTTTGAGTTCCAAAAGAAGTTGTAGCTAATCTAGCTGTATTTAAATTTGGACCTGCTGTCCAACTTGTTCCCCCATATTCTTCAGTTGCATTTGAAGCTCCTGGGCTTAAATTACCGCCAACGGCTAAAGCCGCTGTTTGAGGTCCATTTCCTCCCATGGCTCTTCTACCTGTATTTAAATTATTTCCTTCTGTCCAAGTTGAACCATCATATTCTTCTGATTCATTTTTAGCTCCTGGACCGCCTCCAAATGCTAAACCAGCTGTTTGTGTTCCGCCACCTGCAACTTGATATCTTGCTGTTCCTAAATTATTACTACTTGCCCAAGCTGCTGCGGTGACAGTCATGGTTGTAAAATTAAATTCTTCTGTTGCTGTTGTATATGGAGCACCTCCAACTAGTACAGCAGCTGTATTACTTCCAGCTGATATCATGTAAGCATTTCTTGCTGTCCCTTGAGTTGCAGGATTAGTGGTCCAAGAAGTTCCATCATACATTTCTGTAATTCCACCTACTCTAGCAGAAGGTGGTGCTGCTCTTGTTCCTGCCATCAATGCTGATGTTACAGGACCAGAATGAGCGCAAATTCCTCCAGAAGGTCTAGCTGTATTAAGACTTCCTCCAGCTGCCCAGCTTCCAGTATACTCTAAAGTAACTGTCCCTGATGGAGGTGGTATGCTTGCTAAAATAGCTGTTGAAGTTGCTCCTGAACCCTGTGTCATAGCAGCAGGTAAAGCGTCACCCGAAGACCAATTAGTTCCATCATAAGTTGAAGAATCTGTACCACCGTTTGCAAATATCATGGCATTAGTTTGTATTCCTCCACCAGCGCTTCTATTTGCATTAGGTACATTAGTAACTTCAGTCCAAGATGTACCATTATATTCTTCTACGTTAGTAGTAGATTCAGTGCTATAGCCTGCTACTAATAAAGCGGCTGTTTGAGTTCCCACACCAGCTCCACCTCTTCTAGCAGTATTTACATTTCCTCCACTAGACCAACCAGAACCATTATAAGATTCTGTTGCAGCAGTATTTCCTGGTCCCCCTAAATATCCTGCATAAGCTAAAGTTGCAGTTTGAGTTCCTCCAGATATTCCAGCTAAAGTTCTAGATGTACTCATAGAAGTACCAGCTGCCCAAGCACCAGATGCTATTGCTACTTTATATTCTGAATCAGTATCACTATAAAATATTTGTCCTTCTCCTTGTGCATTAGATAAATCAGAAGTAAAAAATTTAATTTTTTTACCACGTATATTTTTATAATCCGTCATGATACATCCACCGATCTTGTTGTAGCTGCTGAACTATATTCTTCTGAAGTATTAACAGCTGTTCCAGGAGCATAACCACCAGCATTTAAAGCTGCAGTTTTAGTGCCTCCACCACCAGCAGCTGCATATCTTGCAGTGCCTAAAGCTGCATCAGCAGAAAAATCTGTACCATCATAACTAAAAGTTGTTGTTTTATTAGTAGGTTGTGAACCTGCTGTTCCTTGTCCATTAAAAACTATTGCTAAAGTTTGTGTACCTGAAGCATTAGCTCTAACTCTTCCTTCTGGAAAAGCTTCTCCAGCTGTCCAACTTGTTCCATTATATTCTTCAACATTGGTTAAGCCACCACCAGAATCTTTAGGTCTGCCTCCAAAAAATACCGCTGCCGTTTGAGTTCCACACATTGATGAAGTATCAAATCTTCCTGTACTCATATCTCCACTTTCTGTCCAGCTTGATCCATCATATTCTTCAGTGTTTCCCGTAACACTTCCAGGGTCATTAGAAGGTGAAATTTGTCTTCCACCACAAGTAAGTCCTGCTGTTTGTGTTCCACAACCACCACCATTAGTTCTATCTGTATTTAAATCACCACCAGCTGTCCAATTAGTACCATCGTATTCAAAACTTTCTGTTTGAGCAGCAGGTGCGGGACCGCCTGCCTCTGCTGCAGGGACATCTCCACCACAAAATAAACCAGCAGTTTGTGTTCCTCCTCCAGTTCCATTTTCAAATCTTTCAGGCATATTTGTTGCAGTAGTCCACGAACTGCCATCATATTCTTCAACTGTTAAACCTGGGGAAGGATTAGCTCCTCCTGCTTGAACTTGAGCATTTTGAGTTCCTGCCATGGCTAATGCACTATTACTTGAAACATCATTCATGTTTCCACCAGCTGACCATGATGAAATAGTAGGTGCAACTTTTATAACTTTAGTTGAAGAGTTATACCAAATTTGTCCTTCCTTAATATTAGCAGGATCACTTGATACTGACTTTACACTATAACCTTTTACTTCTCTGTAAGTTGCCATACTATTCTCCTATTAATCATT